CCGCTGTTGCTGCGAATACATTTACAGTTGCGTCATCTGGTGCAAGTGGAACATATGTTTCTGGCGGAACGGCAACGGCAAATGGAAGCGACTACACCGTAAGAAGATATGGAATCGACGTCTATACGGGTTTTGCAAATGACATTGTCACTGTCACATACACTGGCGGTTTGGACGGAGAAAATATCAAGTTGTTCAAGTTGTTGATTCTCCGTGCCGCAACACGCGAAATGCAAAACATGCATGATGATGTAGTCGGCGTCAAAGACCTAAATTCGCGCAATGTTGCCGTGACGCAAACTGGCTTCCTCGATACAGAACTCAATACGCTCAAAAAGTACAGCAGACGAAGGATTGCCTAATGGCCGCATCTGAGTTGAAGGTGCATGTTGACATCGACCTGAATGGCGCAGATGAGGCATCTGATTACCTCCAGGATGTCGGCAGGAGAATGAAAGATTTACGCCCAGTTTGGCCACGACTGCAAGCAAGCCTTAAGGCCTACACGATTGGAAATTTCACTGCACAGGGTTTGCCTTCTGGTGGGTGGAAGCCACTTGATGCCGAATATGCGTCGTGGAAATCTGCTCGGTTCCCTGGTGCTCCGATGCTTGTACAGACAGGACAATTATTCAGAAAAGTTTCTGAAGGTCCAAAACTTGACGGCGGAGCACGAACTGCTCATTTTTCCTTAACTGGAAAAATTGCTCGGTTCCACCAGTACGGAACAACCAAGATGCCAGCACGTCCAATTTTATTTGCGCCAGATGTTTGGGTTAATGAGGTGCAAGAAGAAATTGGCGATTACATAATCGGTGGAATTAAAAGAACTGCATAAATATGGCATCAAACGAAAAATATTTAATGCATGGTCCGCACTTCGCGAAAAAGTACGTTTCTGATTACCTACAGAATGATTTGCCGAAGCGAGTAATTCGTTATAGAAACGGTTGGGATATTTCTGATGCGGAGTTGCCGATGCCGCTTAAGTTCCTTACTTACGAACCACTTGCGCTAGACGCGTGGCCGACAATTATTACCGTCGCAATTTCAACATCTCGTTTTGAACGAATGGGCTTCGATGGACCAGACCCTCTTTACAGAGTTAATTATGTAATGCGAACCTATGTGTGGTGTCGTGCAGTTGGTCCAGATGAAGCGACAATCGCTCGTGACCGATTGACATCCGTGGTTAGGTCGGCGCTTTTGGATTATCCATGTCTTCAGGCAGTTGACCCAAGACAGTCATTTCAGGTAATGATTGACGAGGGGAGTATGCGCGAAGAGTTTTCTGAAATTACCTTGCTAAAGGGCGACCGAGTGATGGCTGGCTCCTATATCGGATACGACCTTGGAATCAATGAAGTAGTAACTCGTCAAGATATTGGCGAAGTTTCCGAAATTGAACTTGCCGTATCGCAGCAGGGCATTACAGATTCCGATTTATCGGCAAGCACTTGGACAGATGTTCATACGATTGATTAAAGCAAGATGAAGTACAATTCATAACTGACGTTACTCAAAAGGATTTTTTATGAGCCACATTTTTCAAATTTTGCGCGACAAGAATGCCTATGCTTCTGTTGCTGGTCCAGCAGTTATTGTAAAAAACGTATCTGGTGGTCCATTCGAGATTGACGAAGATGGACGCATTCTCTCTCACAACGTTGTAGCCGCAATCGACGACTCTTGCCCCCTTTGCAAGGCAGGAATAGAGAGCGGAAAATTGGCAGTTATTAAAGAGGTGAAGGCCAATGCCCCAAAGGCAAAAAGCAAGGTTGAAGTCAAGGAAGAACCAAAGATTGTCGCCCCTTCCGAAGATGCTCAGAGCGTCGACATTCCAACCACAGTTGCATTAGCAGAAGAAGATAAGTCTGTACAATAGGAGCAAATAGTACGGCGTAGTCCCCCAACAATGAGGAAGGTGTCATGCCAGGCGTAAGCATACAAACAGCAGTAAGAGTCGGTCCCAATGCGGCAACCGCAGTAGAGACCTCGCAGTTGTTCGCTGTTGGCAAGGCCGCCCGCGGTCCAGTCAACACGGCAAAGTTGGTCACCAGCCTCGCTGAGTTCGAAGCAATTTATGGTGGCTATGCATCGTACTCGTACTTGCACCCGACCATTGAGACATTCTTCGAAGAGGGCGGAACAAGAGCCTACATCTCTCGCGTTGCTGGCTCTGGTCATTCAACTGGAACCATTAGCCTGAACGAAGGTGGCGCAGGGGGCGATGATGTTATGACCATCACCGCCAACGGACCTGGTGCTTGGAGCAGCGGAATCACCGTTGAGACTGTCAACCCAGGAACTGTTGCAAGCACGTTCATCGTGAAGATTTACGACAACGGAACGCTGCTTTACAGCACTGGCAATTGCACATCCGTTGCGCAGGCAGTTGGTCGTATCAACTCTAGTGCTGCTGCATCGAAAGTTGTTACCGCAACAGACCTTCAGGTTTCTGGTTCTCCGCTTCCCGAGAACCAGGCAGCAACTGCATTGTCCGCTGGTGATGACAACGAAGAGACTGTCACTGCAGCAAACTATGTCACTGGCCTCGATTTGTTCCTTGAGTCTTATGGAACTGGTGTTGTTGTTTGCCCAGAGTCGACGAACTCAACAGTTCAGAGCGGTCTTGCCACACACGCAAATACATACAACAGAGTTGCGTTCCTTAACGGCGCATACGACGACACAATTGCTGAGGCCAAGACGGCTGGCAACACGCTGTCTGCTGCTGACAATCACGCAGAGCATGTCGCCTACTTCTACCCATGGGTTTACATTCCGACGAGTGTTGCTGGCGTCAACCGCCTGATTCCACCAGTTGGATATGCTGCAGCAAAGCGCGCAGTTGCCCATACACAGGTTGGAGCGCACAAGCCAGGCGCTGGTCTCATCTCGGTTGCGCAGTTTGTCAACGGTGTTGCAACAGACATCGACAAGACGAACGGCGATGCACTTGATGATTCATACGTCAATGCAATTCGTGTCATCAACAATACGATTCGTGTTTACGGAGCACGTTCGCTCTCGCCAGATACAACGAATTTCCGTTACATCACGGCTCAGGATGTCGTCAACCAGGTGGTTGTCGAGGCTTACCGCTCGCTCGAAGACCTTATCTTCAGCGTCATCGATGGCAGAAACACAATCTTCTCAGCAGTTGAGTCGAAGTTGTTCTCCATCCTTGAGCCACTCCGTGCGAATGGAGCGCTGTTCGAGGCATTCGATGTCAATGGCAAGAGAATTGACTTTGGTTACACGGTCAAGTGTGACCCGAGCCTCAACCCGACGACACAACTTGCCGATGGCCTTATCAAGGCCCGTGTCGGTCTGCGTGTGTCAAGCGTCGGTGACAAGATTGAAGTCGACATCATCAAGTCGAACCTGACCAAGTCGGTCGTCTAGGCCACGGAGGATAAAACATGGCAAAAGTATCACAAAGGCAAGTACTGGCGAGAATTGCTCCGCACGGTGCGCTTATCCCAGACTTGCCAAAGTTTGAAACATTCCGTTTTGCTCAGGTGTCGGGTGGAGAAATCACTGCTTCGGTCGAGAAGATTTACGAAGGTGGAGCATCCTCCCCTACGGTCCTCTGCGCGCCGTTTGATATCGGTGACATCACGCTGACCGCACACTACGACGACGACAGAGTCCCTTCGGACAGCGACACTGGTCTTGCAGCAAAGGTTGCCAAGTTGAGAGAGTATGTCGGTAAGGCCTACTACGACATCACAGTTGAAACCTATGACTGTGACCTCAAGAAGCCAGGTCTTGACCGCATCTACTCGAAGGCCCTTCTGGTTGGTCTGACCGAACCAGACGGAGACTCGTCATCTGGCGCACCATCAACATTTGCGTTGACCTTCTCTGTTTCAACGGTTGCCAGTAAGTAAATTAATTAAACAATTTACAATCTGTCGACTAGTTGTATGCTAGGTTCTGGGTTATGAGCAACTCTGAACTTTATACAACTCCAGAAGAACCAAAGAAGCCTGCTGCCAAGAAGGAGCAGGACAAGGGCGCTGAGCCGACGCTGCTTTCGCAGTTGTCTGCAGCAATCAAGCGTAAGGTGGAGCGTCCAAACGTCCACCTGACCGTCCCCGAGCGACCAAACGTCAAGTTGATTATCAGCCCAAACATCACTCAGAATCAACTCCGCTCATGGCGCAAGAACGCTG